CCATCTTTTAACAAACCTTGTAATAATAATTCCCATTCTTTTTTTCTAAAGTCCCAACTATAAAAATTATCAAAATAATTCTTTTGTACATCTAATTGGTTTATCCAATTATCACTACCTTTAATAACTTTAATTGTATTATTTAAAATACTTGCAAATCTATTTACATGCTTTTGTCCATCTTCTGTATATTGATACATGCTTGCAAAGTTAGCACATGTTTCTGGTAATGCACCTAAGTTATTTGTAACTGTTATACATTTTGCACTCATAGCTTCAATAGCTGCAATGCAAGATGTTTCAACCCATATACTTGGAAATGCAAATATGTGTGCTTTGCCTAATGCTTCTACTATTTTTTCATGTGGTTGAAATCCATGATATGTAATCTTCTCATGTTTTTGACATGCTTCAAATACTTGTTTGTATTGTTCGTCTCTATGTTTCCATCCATATATTTCAAAACTACTGAATACATCTAAATGTAAATTGTCATGTTCTTTACATAAGAACTCAAATACAGGAACAAGTAATTCTAGACCTCTGTGTGGAGTTGTATGATAGATTAATCTAACTTCTTTTTTAGGATCTGGTTTTTTAATAACATCTTTTGGTATAGGATCAATAGCATTTCTCATAACTATTCCTTTATCATATGGTACTCCTAAACCTAAATGAAAACTAGACATTTGATAATTGCTAACAAATACTAATTTCTCAAATCTTTTTCTTAGTTCTTCATCTTTTAAATGAGCATTCTCTGGATCATTCCAAAGATCATGTAGCCATAAGACTCTCTTTTTATCTTCAAGATCTCTTACTCTACTACAAATTAATTGAAAGTTGTCTAATAGTTTTGGATCCAACTCTTTTTTGAGTCTTTCAAACATTCTTTCAGTACCACCTTGACTTTTAGTCCAAGTGCCACTGTTAGTCATTTCATTACCATCACCCAAAGAGAATTCATCTAATTCTTTTTGTGCTTCTTCTAGTCCAGTTATTTTAAGCTGTGTTCCCATTTGCTGTCTCCTTTTCACCGTTCTTTTTACCAATATTATACTTTGCAGTTAAATTCCATTGATCCTTTTCTTTGAAAGGTAAGACTTTAATCTGACTTATAGGAGCAATAGGGCTCTTAGATAAATCTGGTGTCACCAGCTCTAATAATCCCCATTCTGCTAATAAATTTGCTATTGTGTTTCTTCTTGATATATCACTTTCTGAAAAGTTTGAAGGCTTCCCGTCTAAAGCGAATAATTCTTTAAAATGTACTATGAAGTATCTTCCTTGTTTATGAAGTATATGACATGATTGATATAAAGTTTTGTCTTTTCTTGATGCAACTCCTATTCGTGTTAGAGTTTCTCTTACTTTTAAAAAGTCATCACCTTCTTTTAATTTCACTTCAACCATGTTGTCCGTGTCAATTGTCATTTCACACCACCCTTATTTAATTTTTTTCTAATAATATCTAATTGTTGTTCCGATAACAATGAGAGAGCAACCCTTGCCTTATCATTGTTGTATTCATAATATTGTTTAACCAATTCTAAATTATCATTTTCTAGTTTTTTATCCCATTTTTTAAATCTCTTCTTGGGACGTATCCTATTTATTAAATAATCATATTGCAATTTATTGTCTACATGATGTCTTTGATTCATCTCGTTAGCTAATAAAATACAATCAATAAATTGAGATAAAGTTCTATTAGTTATAAAAGGATTGTACACTGCTTCTGTAGTACTATCCATAATTATATTCTTTTTATATGTTATGCTGTTAATAAAGTCAAATAACTTCATAACGCTTTTCCTTGTCCTCTATACTTTTTAAAGGATCTTCTTTTATTCTTATTCATAGATGCCATCTTTATTTTTCCTCTACCAATAGATGTTCTCTTCTTAGTAGGTTCAAATACAGATGTGATGTATGATTTAACTTTTCTTACCATTATTTAAACTCACAGTCTATCATTAAGGTTGTCAAACATGCAACCAGGTTAATTTCGTGATCTGCAACAAATGCACTTTTATATTGATAGTCAGCTATAGTTGTAACTAAAATAGGAATAGTATTTTCTTTCATATTAACATTACAACTATCATATAATTTTCTGTATATCGTTGTAGGATCGTTGTCCAAATTCTCTGCCACCCATTTCCTCATTTGATTAAATTCTTTTTTCTTTAGAGCTTGTATTAAAGTATTGAAGGATCCATCACTCATTTGAGTTAGAATACCAACATCAATCTTTCCACTAGAACTATATCTTTGTATCTCATTTAATACTCTTCTCCAATCTGGAAAGTATTTTATAATTAACTCACCTATAGCTTTTTTATCATACTCAATCTTTTCTTGTTCAAGAATATGTTGTACTCTAGTCATAAACTTTTGAGCTAACTTAGGTTTATCTTGTTTTGATATAGTAAACTCTACAACACTACATCTACTATGTAATGGTTCTATAATTCTATTTTTATAATTAGCAGTTAAAATAAATCCACAATTCTTACTATACTCTTCCATAAAATTTCTTAAAGCAGGTTGAGTACTTTGTGGATTAAGATAATCAGCTTCGTCTAATATAACAAACTTTCTATTACCATTTAAACTAACTGTACTTGCATAACTTTTAATATCATTTCTTAAAGTATCAATACCACCATTCATACTTCCATTAATAATTATATAATCGGATCCAATCTGTTCTAACATAGCTCTAGCAACTGTTGTCTTTCCAACACCAGGACCACCACATAATAATAAATTAGGAATTCCTTTCTCAACAAACTCAGAAAAAGTTTTGCTTAGATCATCAGGAAGTATAGTATCTTTAATTGTTGTTGGTCGATATTTTTCGACAAATAAAAAATCATCCATCAAATTTACTTCCTTGTTCTACCGGTGCCCAATACTTTATTTTATCGTACTTGCTTGAGAACTCAACTATCATAGCTGGATCAGATATAATAGAAACATCATAGCTGTGTGGAAGTAATTTTATATTTTCAACTAACAATACATACTTAAATGAAACACTTGCCATAGCTTCTCCAACTTTTTTAGTAAAATTATTACTTGTAGGATTTTTACTATCTCTAGCTGTGATAACTATTTCTTTCTTATCAGGTTCACTTTCTATAATAATATTAGGTAATTGCATAACATTAGCAGCTTGTACTAAACTTTTAACATCACCTTCTGTTAGATTAAAACTTAAAGCCTTTTGAAAGTCAGGCGTAATGTCTTTAGGTGCAACAATCATCTCTTTATCGGTGTAATAATAATTACTAGAACTTTCACCGCTACTAATCGTTACATGTTGTTCTTGAAAATCAAAGTCTGGATCTTCAAACAAACTCACTACACTTAGGAATTGGTTTAAATCATATACTCCAAACTCAAAAGGAAAAGACTCTTCAACAGCAGCTTGTGCAGCTATCGTGTCAAGAGCACTCTTCGTTCTTATTGTCGTACCAGCCCTGAATAACATTGACTGGTTTATACTACTAAAATTCTTTAGAATCTTAACAGTTTTTTCACTTAATTTCATAATATAACTCCAAATTATTTTTTAGGATCAAACGTCTTTTTCTTGTTGCCACCCAATTGAGCAGGATCAGCAGTTGCTGATGCACCAATTTGAGCTAAGTCAACTAAACTACCACCAAACATATAAGCACCTTGGTGTGTTGTTTTCATCCAAGGACACATCCAGATCTTCAATCCAGCTTTCCTTGCCCACTGACAGAACATATAATCTTCTGACAGATATCTTTTAGAATCAGGATCAATCACACAATCAAAATATGCATGAATTTCTCTTGATCCATCAAAATGAGCTGTTCTAATATGATCAGGTTTATAACTGAATTCAGGATATGCTTTTGCATATTTTTCAAATGCATCTCTTCTTACCATCATAAAACCTGTACCACCTTCTAGCACTTCTGCTGGTTCATTAACTCTAATCTCAGTCACACCTTCAACAGGATTGAATACATAGTCACCTACATATTTTTCTAACTTATTAGGGTTCTCATCAGCAAAACCTCTATCAACAGCTCTCTTAATCTTTTCCCAAGATATAGTTTTCTTAGGATAAGGTCCACATACTATATCTTTATCTGATCCAGGTTCAGCTAAAGCAGCTAGTGCTAAAACATCTTGTGGATCAAAACCAATATCACTATCAATAAACATCAAGTGTGTTGCTTTAGATCTTAAAAACTCATCAACAAGATAATTTCTTGCTCTTGTAATTAAACTTTCATTAAACAAATAAAAGAAAGATATTTCTAAACCATATTTTGCTCCTAGTGCAGATAAATCTGCAGTGGACTTACAATACTGACCACCACACATTCCTCCATACATTGGAGTGGCTACAAATATTTTTCTTTCTCTTAATTTTTTTATATCAATACTAATTTCCACTTATTTCTCCATATTTGTTATCGTGTTCTTTACCTAAACCATAGCTACCTTGATACATTGATAAAGTCTCTGCTTCAAACAATATAAACTGTCCAACTCTGGTTCCTTTTCTTATTTTAGCTGGGCCACAATTAACGTGTAAAGCCCCAGCCATCACTCCGTGATATCCACTATCGTATAAACCACTTGTAATGAATAAACCGTTGCGATTTAATGTTGATCTTGTAATTACAAAACCTGCATAACCTTCACCGACACTTACAATGTTTTCCATAACTATTTCGTAAGTACCATTCTTTAGAAAAAACCATCCATCTTTGTCTGGTTCCATCTCAATTGCTTTTCTATGATCTTTTCCTTCTTCACTGACTTCGAATATACCCTCGTGTGTGAAGATTTTACTAATTCTTAGATCGACAGCATTAGGTTGGCTGTCTCCTTCTTGAACGTGTGTTAGCTCACAATCATTCGTTTCGCTCAATATGTGTTTCACCGTGTCCTCCATAATGTAATGCTAATATTGTATAGTGTATTATTTTTAGTAAGTCTTTTTTATTCTTACCATCTTTCTTTCCATATCTCATAGCATATTTAACTATTGTGCCTAAGCACATGTCTTCTGCTATACCCATATTTTCCCAAACGTCTAATGTTTGAATTTCTTTTTTACCAACATAATGTTGATTATAGGTACTCTTGATATATTCAAAAGAATCGTCTAATAAATTGTCTTCGTTGTATTTGAAATTATGCGATTTCATGTAGTTTATCACTCTCTCCTGCTAGCTTTGCTTCATTGCCCCAAAGATATGCATACACTAATCTATCAATGTAATCCATATTCTCTTTTGCTAGTTTTATAAAAAAATCATTATCTTCTTTATCATGCTCTGGTTTGTGATTAAAGTCAACAGGCATATGAAATTTTCCATGAAGTAATCCACCAGGTGTATCATCAAATCCATAACCATTTAATCCATGCCAGATAGCACTACTACTATCCCAACTATCAATATATCTTCTAAATGGATGTAAGAATTGAACTTCATTAGGACCATCTACCATTCCTAAGAAATGAAGTAGTTGACCATTCTTTCTAATCGTTCCTAATAGACCAGCTTCAGCCAACTGAAACATTATATGTAATCTAGCTGTGAATCTATGTAATGAAGGTTCATGACCAAAAGGCTCAATACCATAAGCATTAGGTACTGCTAATATACTGACACCAAGGTAATCAACAAGTTCAGGATTTTCAGCACCCCATTCAAAACATTTCATATAATCTTCTCTATTACCTTTTTGTCCTTGTGGTACAAAGAAAGTTTTTAACCCAGCATCTTTAAATAAAGGAGCTTGTTCTTTAGCTGCTTCAATAGTCTTCTCAGAAGACTCACCAGGATAATCTGTCATTACAGCATAGTCAGCATCAATCTTTTTAGCATACTCAACTATCTCTTTACCTGATAGATAACCTTTACCTTCTTGTGTAAATTCAAAAGCACTATTATCCATTATAATAATGGATCCGTTTTTCTTTTCTTCTTTATAGAAATCTGTATAATTTTTATCATCTACTAAATGAGCTAAAGTAAGATGTACTTTTCTACCTTTAGTAAGGTCTAAGTAATTTGTTGGCGCAATGTGACAGAAATGTGTCTTTGACATATAGTTCATAATATACCTTTCAAGTTAAAATGTCAACAGTTATTTAATCATTCACTGTACGAATGTCTGATACAGGTACTGTTGACGTACTACCTTTACCAGGTTGTTGAATCTTTGCATAAGTAAGTCCGTTTTTCTTAGTCAATCCTTTGTACTCACCTGAAACTACTTTGTTTCCTTGTTGATAACCGACTTTAGAATTTCTTCCTTTTCGCTCAGACTTAGCTTTAGCTAGCTTGAGTTTTTTCCTTACAGCTATTTCATTCTGTTCTTCAATAAACTCAGCATATCCTTTCATTATTTAACCATCTTCTTTGATTCTGGATCGTATTGATCAACAATGCTGCTTACATGTTTGTCAAAATGTTTGACATTATGAGCACCAAACTTTTTAACAAATTTCTTTTTAATGTTTGGGTGTGAATCTTTTGTATTAAGAACGTGGTGATAAGTAAAATCTCTCATCTTTTTATGATCAGGTGCTTCTTCAATCTCTTGTTTCTGATCAGCAATTTCTTGTTTTTGTTTTTCTATAGTTTCTCTTTGTTCTTGGTACATCATCTCTTCTGGTGGTGTATCATAAAACTCTTGAAACGACTTAAATATTGTTTTTGGTAAATTTTCTTCTGACATTAATACTCCTTGGGATATTCAATATGACATCCATTTTCGTTATCTTCACTTACATCAATTGCAAGAAAGCGTTGTGAATATTTATCTTTTATTTGTTTTGCGAGTTCATCAGCTATCATTTCACAGCTTTTATGGTTTAAGTCTAATGTTGCACTATCACTTACATGATTATTCTCTACATATAAACTTTCTAACCATCTCTTAAATATAAAAAATTCTATATCTCTATCGTTGTTATATACTTCTATTTGTACTTTAAAATGAAATATATGTCTATGTGGATATCTTAAAAAATCTACTTCGTCAGGTGCATCAGGATAATTATGGATCCCTTCTTTCTGAAACGTCACCCATATACTCTTTTTTACTTTTCGTTCTATTAATTCGCGACCTTGTTCTTCTTGAACTCTTCGCAGAAACTGATCGTAAGTTTCATTCTTTTCTTGTTCATCAAGCATTTTTCAATTCTTTTTTTAGTTCTTTTAATCTATGTTCTAAAACATCTACAGTAGTATAAAGATGACCACAATCATGTGGTTCAATTCTTTTTTTAATTATTTTAATCTCGTCTTTTATTACATCAATTTTATTTTGTATGTTCATTTCACGCTCCTCATTTTGCATCTCCTCTACTATATCCGAATACCACCCGCACATTGATTTATAAATACAACAGGGACTGAAGTTGCGAGTGAGAGAGGAGTGAGTCCAATCCCTGCTGATTTGTACGTCTATACATGCTCACATTATTAATTACAAAATGCATAAACGATTCCTAACTTAACCACTTCTGGCTAAGTTTAAGAATTCTTTTCTAGTCTCAGAAGTCTCTGTAGCAAACACACCACCGACTGATAACGTGACTGTGCTACTATTCTGATCTTGTATACCTCTACTTTTAACACAAAAGTGTTTAGCATCAATATACACCGCTACATCATCAGTCTGTGTCACATACTGAATAGTAGCTCTAATTTGTTCTGTTAATCTTTCTTGTACTTGAGGTCTCTTACTAAAGAACTGAACGATTCTGTTTAGTTTAGATAATCCTAATAACTTTCTACCTGGCAAATAAGCAACTGTAGCTAAACCATCAATAACAATATTATGATGTTCACAAGTACTTTGTACATTTATATTCTTCTCTAATAAAAAAGATCCATTATTCTTCATCTTATTTTCTATTGCTGTACACTTAGGAAAGTTAGCATAGTTTAATCCAGAGAAGATTTCATTCACATACATCTTAGCAACACGAGTAGGTGTATCACATAATGAGTCATCAGTTCTATCCAAACCTAAGATATCCATTATCTCAGCATGATGTTTTGTTATCTTTTCTATTTTAAATTCACTTGACTCCTTAACGGCTTCCGTTGTAGGTGTCTCTAGTCCTTCTTTGAGTAAGAACTGACGTACTTCTTTTCCTAAACTAGGATCTGATTTATAACTTGGATGCATTACTCCTCCTTTTCTACGATTGCACTGTTTGCACCATGTTCAGCACACTCAACTCGTGTGACCCAACATCTGTTATTAGTTTTTTCTCTTATTAATTTGTCTGCAAAGTTAAAAGCATGTTCTGCAAACTTCTCTGCACCAACTCCATCAAAGATCCTGACTTGTGCAAGATCCATTTCTTCTAATTCTATAAATTTCTCTAAATGTGGATCATTTTTTGTTAAACACACTTTATGATCAAACATATCTTCTAACCAAGCCTTCAAAGGTCTTAAACCTCCAAAGTCTACAGCCCAGTTTTTATTATCAAGGCTCTCGCATGCAAAAGTAAACGTAAACGCTAAACTATAACCATGTAAAAAGCGACAATGTGAATGGTCAGCATTGGGCTGTCTAAATACAGCGCTTAGTCCAATGTTATGGCCATAATGTTTCGTACTTTTGTATATCATATTTTCTCCCAGGGAAAGTTTATCCAGTCATCATTATCCAACTTTTCTCCATAGAAGTCAACAGCAAAACCTGAACTTTTTTTATTAATTAATGCTGCAGTTGAAAATGTTAATCTTCTGTTCTTAAATATATCAGATACAACCTTAAATGTTGTTCCACTATCATTAATATCATCTACAATAAGATAATTTGCATCATCTATAGGTTTAAATTTTGTATGGTGTGTTGCTTTGTTGTCTCTGAATGAGATACCTAATGTTTCCATAGGTAGATCCAACTCGTGTGATATCATTACTGCAGGTATTAACCCACC